TTTTGACAACGATAAGCCAGGGCGTGAGGCAGCGAAGCGTGTTGCAAGAATCATCAAGCCCGGAAAAGCCCGCATCGTAACTCTACCCGAAGAGTTCAAAGATGCAAATGATATGTTGCGAAAGAACCGCCAGCAAGCATTCATGACTGAGTGGTGGGCAGCTAAGTTGTATACGCCTTCTGGCGTTATCAATGTTAGCGAAAGCTTTGATCAATACATTAATCGGGTTCGTAAGCCTTCTATTCCTTATCCTTGGATGGGGCTAAACGACAAGCTTGAAGGCCTTCGACAAGGTGAGTTGGTTACCCTGACGGGTGGCACAGGCCTTGGCAAGTCAAGCGTTACACGAGAGCTTGAACACTGGTTGATCCAGAACACTACAGACAACGTGGGCGTTATTGCCCTAGAAGAAGATTGGCGCCGCACCATCGACGGCATCGTATCTATTGAGGCTAACGCTCGCCTTCATATTGATAGGGTCCGTGATAGTTTCAACGCCACTCAGCTTGCACAATTTTACAACAATGTTTTCTCAGGTAAGAACGAGAATCGTGTTTGGGTCCATTCCCATCATGGTATGAATGACATTGATAGTATCTTTAGCAAGTTACGCTTTATGGCAATGGGTTGTGATTGCCGCTGGATTGTAGTCGATCACTTGCACATGTTGGTTTTATCAACTCCAGAGAGTGATGAACGCCGTGCCATTGATAATATTATGCACCGCCTCCGCACTCTTGTTGAAGAGACTGGTTGCGGTATGATTCTTGTGTCTCACCTTCGCCGCGTTGATGGCAACAAGGGCCACGAGAATGGTATTGAGACAGGGCTTAGCCACCTTCGTGGTTCTCAATCCATCGCTCAGTTATCTGATTGTGTTATTAGCCTTGAGCGCAATCAACAATCCGAAGACCCTATTGAGGCCTCAACCACTAAGGTGCGTGTACTTAAGTCCCGATACACAGGGGACGTTGGACTAGCTACCCACTTGCGTTATGATCAAGATACTGGTAGACTAGGTGAGGTAGACATTGAGTCTGCTGAAGAAAACTTTGAGGTAGAATTATGACAACTCTTGTATTTGATATTGAGGCAGATGCAATCAACGCCACTAAGATTTGGTGTATTGTTGCAACCACAGTTTCAACTGGAATTGTACGTTCTTTTGGTCCCGACCAGATTGCCGAAGGTATCAAATATCTACAAACGGCCAGCAAGCTAGTTGGTCACAACATTATCGGCTACGACATTCCGGTCATCAAAAGGCTACACGGCGTAGACTTAGAGCAAGGCCGCAAGATTGTTGATACCCTTGTCGTTAGCCGACTTCTTAATCCAACCCGTGAAGGAGGCCACGGCCTTGAGGCTTGGGGCTATCGCCTTAAGTCCCACAAGATTGAACACCAAGAGTTTGATAGGTTTACTCCAGAGATGCTGAAGTATTGTGAGCAAGATGTTAACCTAAACCTTAAGGTCTTCAAGCACCTTAGTGTTGAGGCCAAGGGCTTTAGCCCTAAGTCAGTATCTCTTGAACACGATACCTATCGCATCATTCAACAACAACGTGATAATGGTTTCTTGTTGGATGTTAAGCATGCAACCTGTCTGGTAGCAGAACTAAACGAAGAATTAGTAAAGGCTGAGAACGAAGTACACAAAACCTTTACACCCAAGGACAGCTCCCTTGAGCTTGAGCCACAGTTCACTAAGGCCGGTAAGTTATCTAAGATGGCTAAGGTTGTTGGCTCTAACAAAAAGGTGCGTCTGTCTGATGAAGAGTTTGCAAAGATGTCAGCAAACCCCAATCGCATTTTTGTGCGCTTTGATGAAATCCCGTTCAACCTAGGCTCCCGCAAGCAGATTGAAGAATACTTAGTTGAGTTTGGTTGGAAGCCTAAAAACTTTACGCCGACCGGCCAACCCATTGTAGATGAATCAACCCTTGCCAAGATTGACAACATCCCTGAAGCCAAGATCATTGCTCGTTACTTGATGCTTCAAAAGCGTATTGCTCAGGTTAACTCCTGGCTAAAAGAAGTTGACGATGATGATAGGGTCCGGGGCTATGTCAATTCTAATGGCACGATTACGGGTCGCATGACACATAGCAACCCAAATATGGCTCAAATACCTAGCACTAACAGCCCCTATGGCCATGAGTGCCGTGCTTGTTGGATAGTGCCAGAAGGTTACAAGCTAGTAGGTATTGATGCTTCTGGTCTTGAGCTGCGTATGTTAGCCCACTACATGCATGATGAGGCATTCACTTATGAAATTCTCAACGGAGATGTACACACAGCTAATCAAAGAGCTGCAGGACTTGAATCAAGAAATCAGGCTAAGACTTTCATCTATGCACTCCTATACGGAGCAGGAGATGCAAAGCTTGGAAGCGTGGTTGGAGGAAACGCAGCAGATGGTGCAGAACTTAAACAGCGTTTCTTTAATAATCTCCCATCATTTAAGGCTCTTAAGAATAGAGTTGACCGAGCGTCAACAAAGGGATATGTCAAGGGCTTAGATGGCCGTAAGATATTTGTGCGGTCTCAACACTCTGCCCTAAATACTTTGTTGCAGGGCGCAGGCGCCATCGTCATGAAGCAGGCCCTAACACTATTGAAAACAAAACTGGATGGTCTTGATGCTAAGTTTGTATGCAACGTCCATGATGAATGGCAGATCGAAGCCCGCGAAGATATTGCAGAACAAGTTGGGCGCCTAGGTGTTGAAGCCATTGAAGAAACTACAGAAGTCCTTGGGCTGCGTTGTCCCCTAACAGGAGAATATAAGATTGGAAACAACTGGGCTGAAACACACTAAGCTGATTTCACATAGCATTAGGCCCCAAGAATCTTCTAGTAACATTGAAGACCTTGTGGCTTACTGCGCCAGGGTTAGCAACCCCAGCAACCAGAACAACAGTAAGACGGCGCCTCGCCTCATTAAGTATTTGATGAAACACAAGCACTGGTCACCGTTTGAAATGGCCAGTGTTGGGATTGAGATAAAGACTACTAGGGATATTGCTCGTCAAATCCTACGTCATCGAAGCTTTAGCTTTCAAGAATACTCACAGCGTTATGCTGACCCAACACAAGACCTAAACTTTGTTCATCGTGAGGTGAGGCTTCAAGACCCTAACAACCGCCAGAATAGTATTGAAGTTGAAGACGGTTTCCTTGATCTTACTTGGCAGCACTATCAACTAAATGTTCGTAAGGCTGCGGCAGAAGCTTATGCTTGGGCAACAGAGAACGGGATCGCCAAGGAAGTTGCAAGGAGTGTGTTGCCTGAGGGCTTAACAGAATCAGTCTTAATGATGCACGGCACAGTACGCTCTTGGCTACATTACATTGAAGTACGAACTGACCCCTCAACGCAAAAAGAACATAGACAAATCGCTGAAGAGTGTGCTATAATTATTGGGCAATTGATGCCAAAGTTTATGGAGATTTATAATGAGCAAGGGTAAGAATGTTATCTTTCAAGATGGTGAGTGGTGGTATGTTGGAACTTCTGATGGGCGTCGGCGCCGCTTGTCGTCGCACCGCCGCAAAAATAAAAAGCGCATGTTCATCAACGGTAACTATGTTAATGTCAATCATCCACTTCACAAACCCGGACGCTATGAAAACTTTGAAGATGCTGCCTTCGATTCTCTTAAGAACTATGCTAAGAGTAAAGAAGGCCAAGTGTATATTATCTCAAACCCAAACTTTCACGGGTGGGTAAAGGTTGGAATGGCTGTTGATGCTCAGGACCGCCTCAATAACTACCAAACCTCTAGCCCTTTCCGAGACTATAAACTGAACTATACTTTTAGTGTTGAAGACCGAAGGGCCGCAGAAGCCGCAGCACACGCCGCCCTTGATGCTCGTTTCCCCCGCAACGGGGAGTGGTTTAAGTGTAGCCCACGACAAGCGTGGTCAATCATTGGTAATGTAGTAAATAACTTAGGGGCTAAAGCCGCATGAAAACAACACTAGATGATCTAGTGCCTGACATCTATGAAAAGCTAGAGGCTCTCTCAAACGGGGAGCCTTTGCCGCTCAGTGAAGATGTACTAGATAAAACACTGGCTAACATCAAGGAAAGCATTCTTGCTTGGGCTAGCCCCTCTGAACGCAACCAAAGCTTTACCTTGCGCATGTCTAATGTTGGTCGCCCCTTGCGGCAGCTCTGGTACGAAAGCCGCGCTGAAAGGGCAGCTCATGTTCCTTCAGCCCCCGACCAGATTAAGTTCCTTTATGGACATATCCTAGAAGAGATTGTTCTGATGTTGGCCCGAGTGGCGGGGCATGATGTTACCGACCAACAAAAAGACGCAGAAGTTGAAGGCGTCCAGGGCCACATGGATTGTAAGATTGATGGGGAGGTGGTTGATGTTAAAACCGCATCAAGGTTCGCGTTCACTAAGTTTAAGAACGGGACGCTTCTTGACGATGATCCTTTTGGTTATCTTGCTCAGCTTTCTGCCTATGAAGCCTCG